ATGCAAGTGACTCCAATTGAAGCCGAAGCCATAGAGCGATTCGCCCTGCATGTCACTGTTCCCATTTTTCTAGAAGTTGGTGACTCCAGCAGACTGCTTGCAACAGCAACCCACTTTAGGATCGACGAACGCTCGTTTCTCATCACCGCGCGCCACATTTTCGACAAAGGTCTTGACCTAGAGAAGCTCGCCTATCCAGAAAATCCGCTGCAAGGCGGCCTGTACACGCTCGGGGCATTCACGGTGCTCAAGCCGAGTGATGAGCACATCGATGTCGCTGCTTTGGAATTGACGAGTGAAGATACAGTCAAGAGACTTACGGAAAACTGGCAATCCCTGTCTCTAGAAAATGTGGCGGTCGCGTCGGCAAACACCGGCGACGGCACGTGCTTCGTCTCCGGCTACCCGGAGTCGCTGACAAAGAATGAAGCAGGTTGGATTAAAGGCAAGCTCGCAACTGCCTTCACTCAACGGCTTCCCACAGTCCCAGCCGAAGCCGAAGCACCTGTCGTTTCTGAACTCGATCTCTTCTTTGATTACAGTCGAGAAGCAAAATCTGTCAGTGGACAGGTGATCAAAACTCCGGAACTACCGGGCGTAAGCGGAGCATCTGTATGGGAGCTCCGACCCTCTTCAGGCGTATGGGCGCCCGAGAAAGTGACTCGCGTAGTTGGGATCCAGTCCGCCTACCTTCACTCGAAATACATCCGGGCAAAGAGCTGGTGGGCTGTAGCAAAGGTACTTGAGCAAGCCGACCCTACCTTGGCAGAGGTAGTCCGCGCAAAGCTACTTGAGATTTGACAGGTAAGCCAGACCAACGTCGACTTCGGAGTGAGTACCGAGCACAGGCGCAACATTGACGCGCAGCAGTTTCTCAGTTGGGAATCCGCAAATTTCCATGACTACCCATCATTTCCCCGCTAGGTTCATTCGGGCGGTGCCGCATCCAACTCGTCTCCCACAATTTGATGCAGAAATTTTGTGAGGCTTCGGCTAGTCTATGAGTTCTGCACCCGCTCAGACTTGACTAAGTCCGACTGACATTATTGAGACACTAGCTGCAATACGTTACATTTCATGCACTAGTCACAACAATATTGAGGGGCGGGGATGCTGAAAGAGGTCGATGCCGTACGCTACGACAGGAAGATGCACAACGGTAAGACGACGCCATTTCTGCTCGCCTGCGAGAAGGAGACAGGCGAAGAGGTGGAGCTTATTGCTAAATTTTCGGCGGGTTGCGAGGACCAATGCGGTGGACTGATCTGTGAAGCCATCGCAGCGGCGTTGGCCAAAGACTTAGGACTACCGATCCCACAGCCTTATATAGTGAACATCTCGCCCGACTTCATCGCCACTGTTGGGGATGAGGAGCACAAGCAATTCTTAGCACGAAGCTGCCCGAAGGGCTTTGGCAGTGAGCGCCTCCCCGATGGCTACTCCACCTGGGTTGCCCCCACAGGGAAAATCAGCGATAGCCTACTTGCAAGTGCTCGTAGCGTGATAGCCTTTGACTCACTATTCGTAAATTCGGACCGTCGCGCTGAGAACCCAAACCTGATGTTCAATGGAAGTCAAATTGCAGTGATCGATCACGAAATGGCCCTTCGCCAGGACATGATTCTATTCTGGAAGGCGCCATGGACGTCTGGCGCGTTTGCCGCCCCATCCTCCCTTGAGAAGCACCTGTTTTACCCTATGACGAAGGGGAGCTTGGCGACGGATTTCGATATATTTTTGCAAAAGCTTACTGTGATCACAGACGAACGGATCGAGGAATATGCGTCTGCAATCCCCGTGGAGTGGCATCAGAAAAAAGATAGAATTTCGCTTGCTGTTAAATATATCAGAGATTTGAGGAACAACGCACGCCCCGCGATAGCAGAACTCACAAAGGCATTATCATGATGCAACGCACACCATACTCATTCAGTATTTTGCGATACATACACGATATAACTAGCGAAGAGTTTATCAACGTTGGTATTGTTCTGGCCGCACATGATCGATCTTTTATCTATGCAAAGATAAATACCAATTATGGTCGCGCCAAAAAAATTTTTCCAACGCTGAATTCAGAGAATTACAAAAAAAGATTAAAGAGCGTTCAATCTTTAATCGACAGCATGGCCGTTCGAGATCAGCATTCGCTACAGTTTTCTTCTGAAAACCCTTTGCCTGGAGTGCTAAAGCACGTTCTGGCTAGAGACGACAGCAGTCTCCAGTGGAGTACAACAAAGAGCGGGCTTTCAAAGGATCTCTACGATACGCTCAACTCACTTTACACGCGGTATGTTGTTAAGTTCGAGAAAACGGTTGTCGACAATAAAAAGAAAGACGAAGACATATGGAGAGAATTCAAAGGTGAGCTAGAAAAGCGTCACCTTATAAAATTCTTAACACCAACGACGATTTCCTCAAGCGATGACTCTGTGCGCTTCGACCACGCCTGGAAGAATGGAATATGGCATTGTCTTGAGCCAATTTCCTTTGACCTTTCTAGTGCTTCCTCAATAAAAGAAAAAGCCCATAAGTGGTTAGGGCAAATTTCCAGCGTTGCAGAAGGCGCAGATGAGGAATTTGCAGTTTATTTTCTTGCAGGAAAGCCAGTTGAAAGTGATCTGCACGACGCATACAAGCAAGCTCTTGGAATTTTGAAAAAATCGAGCAAAGTCCAAGTCTTCGAAGAAGATGACGCGACAGAGTTTTCCTTGAGTTTTGAAAAAAGAGTCAAGAAACACCAATTAGAGGATCATTCTTGATACAAGAATGCCTCGAATCAAAAGCTGCTGATTTAATCTCCAAGCCCCACAATCGCCCGACACCAATAAATGTATCGGGGCGATTTCAGTTTAGTTGCGCGAGCAGGGCCTGGTCGGGGGCGATCAAGCCGCTCAGCAGGCTCACCTGGGCGTACCGCTCTTGGACTAGAACACCAAGGGATTTCGGGCCAGGACCGGCGAGCGTGGTGCGCTCACCTGCGCCTTTCTAAGGCTACCCGCCCTGCACAGCCTTAAGCCGGCGCGCCTCATCGAGGGCATGTCGTTCCCGCCCTGCCGCCACTTGCTCTTGAGTGGGCTCTGGAAGATTTCTGAACCAGGGCAGCCAGCGCCGTGCTATGGCAGCAAGCGATATCTCATTGGCGAGCCCATCCTTCATAGCCCCCGTCACTAGCTCCCGGAGTTCAGGAGCGAGTTCCTGCCCTTCTACTTCTCGGCGAGCCGCCCAAAGGTATATATCTACAAGCTCTAAGCCACCGCTTTTTGTTCCCGCAGTGAACTCAATTGGAATGTTGGGAATTCCCCTGCAGTCCAACTCCGGAAGCCCCGGCCCGCTAGGCAGTGTGACCTTGCTTGCGCCTATGTAGTATTCGTGAAGCGACTTCTGCGCCTTATTGAACTGGCTCTGTTGGTCAACCACGATTCGCTCCGCTTGACTCCCGGACTCATTCAATCGTGAAGCCATGCCAATCATTACCTGTTGGAATCCGACAACATTCGGCATGACCGCTAAACGATCACGCTTCGACGCCGCGTTGTATTGAAGAGATGCCGGATTTTTTGCCGCCCAACCAAGAGTGTCTTCTATCAATTGCCGGGCGCGAGCATCAGGAATAGACGCAGTCCGATCTAAAAGTTGGAGGCAAACTTGGGACAGCAGCGAATTTGCCTTGCTGTCGTCCAACTCCAGGCGTGCCTCCCATGCCTGCTTTGCGAGCTCAATATCAAAGAGGGGCGCTAAAATTAGCAGCAGCGCATAGCGAAGTGGTGTCTCATATCCGGCCCAAGTGATTGCCGGATTCATGCCACTATCAAACACCTGATCGAAGAAACTGATGACGGCATGATCTGGCTTTGATATGCGATGGACATCAAAACTCAGAGACAAGCTTTTTTGCAAGGAAAGCAGATCGTCAACTAGCGGGACAAGACGACCATTTCCCAGCTCAGCCGCATGCAGTCTTGGCACCCCTAAACGACTTCTCAGATCCGCCAGCGAATCAAATGCTGAAACGTCAACGTTAACCGGGCTGCTCAACACTCCGTAATAGAGCGTCGGCTGACTTGCATCAAATAAATTGGGGCCGGTGTGGCCGCTTTCGTCAACGTAAAAATGCATGTTCTTCAATTCCGACTTAATAATCAAACGCGGAGTCTACTGTCTACGCTCCGCCTAGGCCAATACGGGAGGTGCTCTGAGAGAATCCCGCCATGACCGATGAATCCCCGATCCACTCTGCCCACAAGCGCGTTTGCCATACGTTCCTCCGGCACTGGAAGGCACACAACAACGCCTATCCCAAGCTGATCAAGATGACGCCGGAAGAGTTGCGGCAGTTCAACATCGTCAACTCCTTTGGTAAGCCTGATGAGCTCTGGGGCGTCCCAATAGAAGTCGACCGCAACACCACTGGCGTGATGATTGCGATCGATGGGACGGAAATGCCTCTGGTCGAAGGCTACTAAACAACACCTAGCCTTAATACTCTGCATATCAGGGCTGCGGCGGTTGCCAAGCTCAGTATCGAAGCGACGAGAATGGGAGCCATGCAAGAACAAGCTGAATATGCGCGCCTGGGTCAATTTCTTGATGATTCCGCCGTGTTTGACGGAGAGGTTGAGAAGCTTCTCGAGAGAGGCTGGAACACTTCAACGCCGCGTCACGTGGTCACTATGGGCTTTTGCAAGGCCGCACTTGAGCATGCCATCAGCCAGAGAGTCCTTATTGGATCTGGCCTGCATGGAACTGCACTGACACTAGTGCGCCCACACTTCGAGTCCACCGTCCGCGCAGCTTGGGCTCTCCTTGGTGCAAAGGATGATTGGATAAGCAAATTCACAGAGCCAGTGCCCGCAGGCAGTTTTCAGGAGCCCAACCTGGGCCCACCCATACCCAGCATGCTAGATTCAATCGAGGCTCATGCCCCTGACTTTGCAGCTGAAGGACGACGACTGTATCAAACAGTCAAAGTGATGCACTCATTCGTACATGGCGGTGTGCACCTCGTTGCCCATGCTCTTCGAGGCTACCCACCAGAAAAGCTAATCGACGTGCTGCGCAACAGGAATCTGCTAAGTCTCACGCTATGCAACGTGATCGTTGTGGGCTCAGGCAGGCAAGAGTTGGCCGGAACGGTTCGACGCCTGAGTGCAGCACATGCGTCCGTGATGCCTCCACCCGCATCAACTGTCTGATGGGCCGTTTCAGTTCAACTGCTCGAGCAGTTTTCTGTCGGCAGTGATCTGGCCACGCAGAAGTTTCACCTGGACATCTCGCTTTTGGACCAAGCTGCCAAGGTCTCCAACCACTTCCGCGCCTTCTGCAACGATGTCTGCGAGTCGCTGGTGCTGATCTGCGAGACCTCGGCAGGCAGCGGCGTCACCGGCAAGCTGGGCGTTGCGGGTTGCAGCGCTCCTGATGTCGTGCTGCAGGCCTGCAATGCGGGCAGCATCAGCAGTGCGCCCAGCCTCCAGGCGGGCCATTTCTTGCGTGTAGTCATGGGTGTTTTCCTGCTGGGCAGCGCCGTGCTCCACCACGGCCTCCGCTTTCTTTTCTGTAGCAGCTTGCGCTTTCTCAGCCTGCGCTGCCGCCTCTTTTGACTGCAATGTCTCGACCTTGGCCAGCCGCTGGGTCTGCGCAGCCAGCAGCAGGGAAAGAGCCAAGGCCAGCCAGGGCCAGATGCGGGTCGCGCCGGTCATGGCTGTGACTCCATGCAGGCGTTGTGGCGTGCCAGTTGGCGAGTCCAGACACCCGTGCAGATCCTGTTGCCCGGCGCGCTGCAGTCAAAGCGCCAGCGCGAGGCCTGCCCAGTCTTGTCCCACTGATAGGCCACCCAGCCCGAGCCCTCGCGGCGCCCGCTGGTCATGAACTTGTAGCCCAGGTACGCCCGGCAAGCTCCCGCATAGTCCCCCGCCTTGGTCTTGGCCAGCATGCTGGAGCCGCGCCAAGCACCGCAGCCGTACTGCCCCGCGAAGTCCGCGGCCTTGTCGAACTCGGTTTGATTCACCGGCGTCTGGCCGAGGCTGTCGCGCACGCACTGTGCATAGGTGCGATCAAGCTCGCCCAGGGCCAGTTCAGTTGCCCGCTTGCGCGTGATCGGCGGATCTGCCAGGGTCACACGCCGGCCATCTTCATAGCGCGTAGAGCCGTGGCCTATGGTCGGCACATCGCCCTGAGTGGGGACATACGGATGCAGCAGGACCTCGCCGGATGGGCTGATGCTCTTGGGACCGTCCCCTTCCGATGCCATCCATGCCGTCCCAGCGGCCGCAGAAAGAGAAAGGGCCGCTGCTGCGACCCTTGTTTTGTTGCTCATCATGTAGGCTCCCCTTCTTTGCTCAGCCAGCCGCCTTTGCCGCGCTCCTCGCGCCACCACTTACGCAGCAGATAGAGCGCCTGAATCACGATATAGACACCCGTTGCGACGGCGACCCAATGATTCAGCGTCATGGTGGACGCAGCAGCCCCAGCCACCGCCGGCGCGGCCTTGGCTGTTTCGATCAATGCTTGAACTTTGCTTTCGTTGCTCATAGCCCTCCCAGGCAATAAATGCTTTGCGCGCGTCAATGCCGCCCGCCGAAGCGGGTTGAATTAAGAGTTGGGGAATGGGGCTGTCGGCGGTGTGAAGCTGCTGCTGTAACGCCCCACGCCCTTTGTGATCCTCATGTCGTTCATGTAGCCAACGAAAGGGATGACGTTTTGCAGCTGCCCGATATTGATAACTGCCCCGAACGGGTTGTTCGGCGACAGCGCGCCGACGCTTGCGACATTTGCTCCAACCACTCCATTCAGGAAGGCGCGAATCGTTGCGCCAACCCGTGACACGGCGACATAAGACCACTCGTTTGCCACCACAGAACCAACGTTCGCTGTGTAGACGCTTGCCCCGGACACAAAGTCAAACTCAAGAGAGGCATTCTTGAGGTACATGTTGAATGAGTACTGGTTGGCCTCTGCGTACCCATTCGTATAGCCAACGATGCACCGGTTTACCGCCCCGAGAGCCGTGGGGTAGATCCAACCCTCCACGGTGAAGTCCCCGGACCCAAAGAAGAATTCATCATCATTGGGGCAATAGAGGTAGTCGCCGGCCCCATCAAAGTACCCGCTACCGCCGCCAAACTTGCTTTGCGCAGTACTGACCCGAATGTCTCCGTTGACGCTGACGCTTTTCGGCCTCGGGCTGTTGTCCGGGAATGACCGGCTTCCATCTGCCCCATTCATGTGAAGCAGCAGGCTTACATTCGCAAAATGCGGATCTGACCCGGGCGGCACACCGGGGTTGAACCGGAATGGGTTGAGCAGAAATCCCCGCTGCCTGTGACGCAGCGCCTGCTTGATGTCGGTGCTGCGCTCGATCATGCGGGGATTCCGATCAGATAGACCTTGAGGCCTGCGGCCGAGCCGCTGCCGACCTGATCCACATCGATGGTGATCTCTGCGTCGTCGGCCAGTGCTGCACTGCTGATGACCGCCGCAGCGGCGGCCGTGGTGCTGGTCTTCTCGGTGTTGTCGATGGTCAGCTTGGTGGACAGGATCGAGGCACCGCCGGCGTTGATGTCCACCGTGAGGATGGAGCCGCTGGCCTGGGCGGTGGTGAGACTGGCCCGCACCTCGCTCAGGTTCACGCCAAACGGCATGCGGAAGGTCACCTTGGCCGTTCCCGCCGTCAATGGCGTGCTCTCGTCCGAGCAGGCGATGGGAATGGCCGTGACCGTGCTGCCACCGCCGCCGGATGCATCACCTTGCCCATGGACACCCGCCCCGCCCGCACGCCAGTCCTCGACAGCAGTCACCGTGGCCGGGCCCGTGGTCAGCTTGTAGACACGGGCATAGGCTGCGGTGTTGCTCCAGTTGGCCGAGCTGCTGGACACGGACAGCACACCCGAGGCCCGCGCCACCACCACATACAAGGTGGAGCTAGCAGCCAGTGCCACCGTGCCGGCGGCCACGGCATGGCCGTCCCAGCGCCCGCCCAGATAGCCCCAGGTCAGGCCTGCCGTGCTGGTCGCATCCTTGCCGTAGACGGCAACATGCTCCAGCGCTTCAAAGTTCTCGTTGACGATGATTTGGGGATCAGCCTGCGCTGCTTCCCATTGCGGCAATACGCTCATGGCGCTTTGGCTCCTACGGTAGACGGATAACCAGGCCCCGCCGTGGCGGAGATCTGGCAGATTTCAAACTGCAAGGCGGCGCCGCTGGCCAGGCCATCAGCGGCCTGCATGTCGGCGGTGTAGCGGTAGATGCTTTCGTTGACCACATCCGAGCGCAGCAGCGTGCTGCCGGCAAAGACGCGCACGCGGTAGGCTTCGACCACCTCCCCCAGAGGCACCACGGGCGCAGCTCCGGCGTATTGGTAGCTGCGGCGCGTGCGCCGCTGCCAGGTCACGACCAGGTCATGGCCGTCAGGCAGCGCCCGAGGATTGGCGGGGCTGAAGGGCTTGAGGGCTATGCCCGTGTCCGTGAAGTCCTTGGCCGTGCCCGAGGACAGAAAAGCCCCCAGCGTCACGGCCTTGATCTGGCGTTGCAGCCCGAGCTCATTGGTCTGCGAGACCACGCGGCGCAGGCTGTTGCCCAGCAGCACGCAGCGCTCGCCGGCGCCGTGGCTGCCCATCGCCCATTCAGTGCCGCGCTGCCCGCGCAGCAGGCCGCTCAGCAGATAGGCGCCAGGCGACAACAAGGCCGCCGAGCGAAATCGCACGATCTCACTGCCCAACAGCAAGGCATTGATGGACTCATCAAGCAGCATGGCCTCGCGGGTGCTGGAGGCCAGCTCGCCCGAGACTTGCACCGTGACCGTGCTGCGCTCATCGAACACCACCCCACCCTGCCAGTCCGCCAGCGCCGAGGTAGCCGTGCCCATCACGGCCTGGGCCGTGGTCTTGAGCAGCTGCGTGTAGTTCACAGCATCCCAGGCCTGCGCTACCACTGCGCCGGGCCATTTGTCGGTAGCGGCGGCACGCTGGGGAGCCACGGCCACGTAGAAGCCGGGTGCATCGTCCGCATCGCGCAGGATGGGGATGTCCAGGGCCTCGAATAGCGTCCCTGCGCGCTGAATCACGGTATCAGTATTCACATAGCCGGTGTCCGTGACCGCGGCGCTCTCGATGGCGCCCACATCATCCAGCACGCATTGCATCTCAATGATGGGCATGGCGTCGGTTTTGGACTGAATGCGCAGGCGATAGCTGCGGCCGTCGCTATTGGTTGCGCTGATCACATCCCCTGGCTCAAGCCTTGCGTACTTGAGCGGCAGCTTGAGCGTGGCCGTGGCCAGGCTGGCCATGCGGTCCATAAGCAACCCATCAACAATCGCTTTAGCTTCCTCGGGAAACAGCCCCAACGGGATTTGGATCGTCTCGGTGCTTTGCTGCCCTGACAGCAGCCGATCAGAAAACTCCGTGGCCGTCTGGTAATCGCCCGCCACGTTGGCATAGCTCAATGCCAGCTGCGCGGGCAGCTCCAGATCGTTGCCCAGCGTCAGCGCAAGAGGCTCATCCTCCCCACCGCTGTTTGCGCTCAAGCCCAAATCGCTGAATGGGATCGTGGCGACGGCGGCCTGCGCTCGCTCGCGGATGCGGATCTTGTCATCCGCACTCACCTCCAGAAAATGCGCCAGCTGCACAGATTCCAGCGCAGAGCGCGTATTGCTCAAACTGCCGATGGCCATGGCTCGCACCAGCTTGGCCGCATCCACGCCACTCACATCAATATCTTGCGGCGCGTAGCCGCAGCGTGTGGCCAGAGCATTCAATGCGTCTCGCAAAACCGTTGGACTGCCATCGTGGCCGATGTAGACGGGCTGCAGCTGCTCCACGCGAAAGGCCGCGAATCTCAGATTGCCAGGAACATCATGGGCCTCGGTCACCGTATAGACGATGGCGAGATTGGGGCTTTCCGCGATAAAGCTTGCGCTAGATACGTACTCGCTTTCAGAGAGCGTTATGGGTCTGCCGTTGACCTGCAATGCCGGTATGTTGTCGTGGTACAGGGTGATCGTCACCTTGAATCCAACACGCACGGGGATCGTCTTGGTTATGGTCACAGAGGTGCCGACGACCGGCGGCGGCAAACTTGAATGGACTGGCACCGTATTCAACGGGTAGTCAGGGTGCGAGCTGGAGCTGCAGAATGCGCCCTGCCCCTGGTCGTAGAAGCCGTCGAAGTCATGCAGCAGTTTGTTTTGCAGCGTGTATGAGCCAGCGGCCAGCTCAAAGGTCAGGTTGGGAATATTGCCGCTGTTGCCCAGCTGCAGCCCCTGAATCACCACCACGCCCATGCCCCGATATGCAGGCGCATTGCCCAGGCCAACGGCCGCTTCATAGGTAGGGTCCGGCAGTTGATCGTCTGCCCCCGTGTAGACGCGCAGATCGGTCCACAACCCCTCTTGCGCAAGCGATCCATCAAACACCAGCTCGCCATTGCTCCAGATGCGCTTGATGCCCGAGATCTCGTTCTCGCTCAGCAGAATCAGAAGATCCACGTCATAGGTGTAGCTGGTATAGGTCGGCCCTCCCCCCTTGCCTTGCTCTTGCTCGGTGGCGGTCTCTCTGCGGTCGCTCGCCCAAATGATCTGCCCGGAAATTCTCGGCATGCCGGTCACCCAGGGAATGGCTGCCCCGTACTCCGTACCAGTGACCTTGAGGTCATTGAGCCGGGGACCGTAGGACTTCTGCCCCGGCGCCATCAGCGAATAGGCCAGGCTGCCCAGCATGAAGCCGGTGCCCGCCGTGGTCAGGCCCAGGCCCACCGGCCCCAGGGCCAGGGCACCCACTGCCGCGATTGCAAGCTGTGCCATTTACTCAGCCTCCGGAAAGCGATAGGCCGCCACAAAGCGCATGGCCCTGGTGAACAGCAAGCGGGTCTCCAGCACCCGCCCATGGGCGCCGCTGGCGTGAATGATCGACAGGCCGCCATGCAGGTAATCGCCCACAATGCCGACATGCTGGGGGTGGCTGTCAAAGGCCACCAGCACCACATCGCCAGGGGCCATATCAGCCTGGGCCACGGGCACCAGGCGCTCGCTCAGGTGGTGCACCAGCTGCTTGCCATCGGGCACCCGGCCATAGCCGCCCACATCCCAATCCGCCGGCACGGCGCCGATCTCGCGGGCCACACTGATCGCCAGGCCCACGCAGTCCACGCCCACGCCTTCGAGCCGGGCCTGATGGTGAAACGGCGTATCCACCCAGCGGCGGGCAATGTCTACGATCTGCTTCATGGTGTCTTGGTCAGGTCATCCGTGGTGGGCCGATGTGGCTCGCCCCGGAAGTTAAGAACATTGCCAAACTTGTCGCGACAGTCATCCAGCAAACGCTTGCGGCAGCCGGCCACGATGGAGAACTGGTCACCGACCGCCACGGCCATCACCATGGGCAGCACCAGCGTCAGGGCGCCGCCGGCGGCATGGCTGCGCACCTTCTGCGACAGTCCGGCATTGGCGCCCGTGGCAAAGGTCAGCACGCCTTCGCCAAAGTAATCAGCGGCCTGGGCCAGGCCTGCAGCTGCAAAGCTGCGCTTGTCGGTCACGGCCGTGATCACGCCGGCATGCGTCCATGTCGCCAGGTCCACCCGGCAGCGGGCGTCTCCCAGGCGGTTGCGGCAGGTCTTGGTCGACACCTCGCCAACGCTTTGCTGCAGCAGCTGCTTGAGGCCGCGCAGCTCCACCTTGATCGTGGCCGCGTTCAGCGTCACCTCGCCAAACCAGCCCCGGGTGAGCGTCTCCACATCGTTGGCAATCGTGGGCACTGCCACGTCCCAGCGGTAGCGGAAGATCCTGAAGGCAGCGTTGCGCCAGACCCCGGCCACCACCTCGTCCCGCTGAAACAGCGAACCATCGTCCAGCGTGGTCAGCTCCAGGTTGTCTACGGCAAAGCCCGAAGTGCTGACCAGGTTGCTGGCCGTCAGACCCTGCTTGGCGTCAAACACCAGGGCGGCGCTGCCCAAGCCCCAGGGCGTGACATCGAGGACAAACGGCAGGTCATGACTGGTGAAGCCGTAGAGCTGGCCATCCGTGCGCTCGATCACGATGGCATGGGCTACGCTGGTGCCGCCACTGTCATAGTGGGCCTGCAGGGCTGCAGGGATCTGCTTCATACGCGAATCTCCTCCAGCTCAATGCCGGACCATTCGGTGACCAACTTGGTTCCGCCCAGCACCTTCCAGACGGCGGACGGGTCTTTGAAGGCGACTGGCACATGGAAAGTGCCCATCCAGCGGTAGCTGTCACCAGCCAGGTGGTCGTCAATGACCACCTGGCCTGTGGTCGTGTTCGGCACCACCGCCAGCATGCTGGGCACACCGGCGCGCAGGCGCTCCACCTTGCAGCCTTTGGCGGGCTTGGAAATGGAACGCACAAACGTGCGGCTGCCAAAGGCATAGGTGCGGCACAGCTGCCAGGTGTTGGCCACACCAGCCACTGCCGTCAGCGTGGTGTTGGCGTCCGTGGCCTGAAAGTCGCTCCAGTCCTTGAAACGGAAAGCATCGGCATCGCCGCCAACGACATAAAAAAAGGCCCGTAGGGCCTCAAAGTCTTCTTGCTTGCGCGGCGGGTGCGCGATGGTGTACTCATGCAGCGGGTAGGTCGCCTCACGATTGGTGATGCGCTGGCCCGATGCAGAGTAGGCCTTGCTGTTGATAAAGCGCGGCCCGCCCTCTGCCTCCCGGCTGATGCGCGGCGGGAACAGCTCTTCAAAAAATGCCATGGTGTTTCCGTTTCTCTAGCCGTTTCTGGACTGCGCGACAGCGATCTGCCGGCCCACCGTCCGGCCGAACTGCAGCGCGGTCTCCCGGCTTCCACCTTGCGGCATTTGCACAGTGATGTTGATATTTGTCGCACCGCCCACAGCAGTAGACAGCGCTCTGACACCCAGATTGCCGTCAGGAGCCCTGGTCAGCGGCATGATTGCCTCGGGCCCGGCCTCTCCAAACACCCCCGCCCCCTTGGCGAATGCAAAGAACTGAGGCGTGTCGTGGATCTGGTTGCGGTAAGCACTCAGACTGTGACTGTCGTAGACACCGCCAAGCGCATTGGGGACCGCGCCAAACGCGGCTGCCAAGCCCTCTGCGCTGTAATCGCCCCAGCCAGCATTGCCGACAGAAGGCGCCCCCGTCAGCAGACCCAGGCCCTGGCCCAGCAGCCCCATGAGGCCGCTGCCCGCACTCCCACCAGAGCCGGCCACGCCCAGCGCGTTGCTGAGCTGCTGCTTGATGATGATGCGGGTGATGTCGGCCACGATGTTGTTGGCCAGATCCGTGAACGACAGCTTGCCCGTGGTCACGAACTTGACCAGCGCATCCTCCATGCCCCTGAAGGCATTGGCAAACGCATCAGCCGTTTGCTGCGCCACATTGGCCGCCTGGTCCACATAGTTCTGCATGGCAAAACCTGCGCCCAGCTCCCATTGGGTCTGCAGCTGGTCCAGCTCTGCATAGGTGGCCTTGGCAACCCGAACCCGCTCGGTCTTCTCAATTTCCAGGTAGGCAAGCCTCTGGTCAATCTGCTGGCGTTGCTCCACGGACAGATTGGCCGTGAACATGCGACGGTCTTCCAGCTGCCGGCGCTCGGCCAGGTAGGAGTCCTCGATTCCCCAAAGACTCTCGGCACGCTGGCGGTCCTTGCTGCCCATCCAGGCCGAACTGACCGTGCGCTGCTGCTGGATCTGCATCTGCTCCATGAACCGCTGGTGTGACGCTGCCAAGGCCTCCAGGGCCATGCGCTGGCGATCAGTGGCCAAGGTTTCCTCAAAGGTCAGGGCCTTGAGCTTTTCGCCAGTCTCCAGACGCTTGGCGGCCAGCTTGGACTCGGTATCTGCAATCTGCTTCTTGACGGCCAGCGCATCGCTGCCCTTGACCTTCTCTTGCTGCAGGCGGGCTATCTGCTCCTGCAGGGCGGTCTCCTCAACCTTGCTGGACTCCTCGATCAGGGAACGCTTCTGGCTGTAGTAGCCCTGGTCATCAATCAGGCCGGACTGGCGCAGGCGGTCAAGATCCTTCTGCTTGCCGTCGATGATGCGCACCTCCTCGCGGGCGGCATTCTGGATCTCTGAGACGTCAAGGCGGCGAGAGGCCGGCGCCGTGCTGGGCCCCTTCCTCTCCTTCTCCTCATACTTCTTGTTGATGCCAGCGATGAGGGTGTCATATTGCTTCTGAGCCGCTGCGCTGGTCTTTGCTGCCGCACCATATTTGTGCTCGGCCGCGGCCAGCTCCAGGCGCTTTTGCGTCTCCTTGTCGTAGTACTTGGTAGCCTCAGTGCTCAGCTCGATAAGAGTGTTCTGCTGATCTTGCGCGGCCTTTTTAGCCTTCGTTGCATTGGTATCCGCAACCAAGTTCTTCTGTAGCTGCACCTCTTCGGCTTTTAGCGTAGCGAGACGCTTTTCAGGGATAGTCAGCGAATCAAAGTTCGCAGCAGGATCGAACTGAACGCCTTCCTTCTGCAGCTTTGCCATTTCGCCAATGATGGCCGTCATCCGGCTCGCGGTTGTCGAGTCGCGCCCGAACTTCTTTACCTCATCAATGGCTTCGGCAATTGCCCCCTTGATTGCCCGCCAACCCCTTTCGACGTAACCAAGATTGGCAGTAATAGTGGTCGTGGCACCAGCCAGCGCCTTGTCATAGGCGTCCTGAGCCACGCGGGCGGCGTCCGTTTCGCGACCCGCCTCTTGCAGCGACTTGATCTGCTCAAAGGTCGAGGCCGTGAGGAACCCCATTTGTTTGTTGAGCTCCTGAACAGCCTTGACCGGGTCATCAGCCAGTTTCTTGAAGTCTTTGGCAACCTCATCCACGGACTGCCCGGTCGCACGCTCCCACTCAATTGCGGTCGTGGTGTAGCGCTGCAAGCGATCCGCAGCCACGCCTGCAACGCTCGCAAAAGTGACCAAGGCCTCAGCAGCCCTGGACTGAGTGATGCCCGCCACATCGTCCATGGCGGCCGACATATCCACCAGCTGTTGCACACTGGTACCGACTTGGTTGCCGGTTTTCGCCAGGACAACAACGAAGGCCTGCGCCTCCTTTGCGCCGCTGTAAAAGCCATAAGCCAGCGCGCCTGCTGCTGCGGCTGCAAGCGTGAGCGGGTTAACCAAGCCCAGGACATAACTGCCAAGAGCTTTAGCGGCCTCACCCGCCCCGCCAAACATGGACATCAGCTGAGAGCCCTGCTGCAGGGTCACCGTCATGGCATTCTGGCCGCCCTGCAAGGACACGATGATGTCCTGAAACTGCGCCGGAACACCGCGCACGGCAGCGGCCCTGGCGCGATCGCTCATCACATAGTCACCGGACTGGCTCAGACGCTTTTGCGCTTCCTCCGCCTGCCGAAGACTATTGATGTACGGCTGCAGTGCAGCTACATCCAAACCGCGAGCCTTGGCAATATTCTCGAAATATGCAGCAGTTTCACGACCCCCTGCCTTTGTGGCGGCCTCGAGCCTCTGCAAGGAGGAGACGATTCGCTTTTCCTCACGACCAAGGCTAGCCCCGGCTGATGCAGCGGAACTTTCCATTGGCTTGAGGCCAGTCGCGGCCTTGCGTCCGGCTTCCTCCACACCTGCGGCCATGCCCTTGGCCGCAGCCACGGCTTCAGCCGCGCCTTCGCGCACGCCAGTGGCGTCCAGCGAGGCTTCAATCTGGACTTTACGGCGGTCGGTATCGCTCATTTTTCAGCCTCGGCATAGATTTCTTGAAGTGCGGCAGCCTCCATGACCCGCACCTCGGCACGCAGCCGGTCGTGGTCTTCATGGGGGATTTCGCGCGCGCGGAGTTCGTCGGCCAGCACGCTGTAGTCAAGGCCCACCACCCCGCCTGCGCCGACGCGCCACTGCGTCTGCAGGGCCTCGAACAGGCTCCAGGCGGTCCAGTTTTCGGGCCAGACCTCGACGCGAAACATGTCGGCGTACTGGCTCACAGGCAGCCCCCAGTCCTTGAGGTACTGGGCATCCGGGAGCTGCGTGTACCGGGCGCGCACTGCCGCAATCAGTTTCCCAGTCGGCCCTCGATACAGAGCCGGCGATAGGTATCCATCACCGCTTGCACTGCCGCGGGCAACTCAGTCGCCAATTGGATGCAGTTGTCCAGGGTGAAGGGCACATCCAGTCCCCAATCCTGCAGACAGCCATGGATGTACTGCCCATTCAGCTGCACCACTCCACGCTGTTGCTGTGTGGACGGCTGGCCGGCAGTAGCATCAAAAGCAGGTGGCTCAACCGCAAAGATGTCATCCAGAAAGGAGCCGAACTCCACCCGGTCGCGGTAGCGGAACGTCACGGGCAACAGCCCCTCCGTTCCGTCCAGCATGGTGATCTTGAGGGAGTGAACGATGCCCTTGGGCCGCTGGCCCAGCACGATCTGGCGCGCAATCTGCTCGCTCATGATCAAGCTGCCTTAGCCAGGTTGGTGGGCGCGCCGCGCAGCAACACCGTGGACTTGGTGGTCATCTCAGCGCCCTTTTCAGTGCTCGGCGTGTCGTCATAGACCAGCTCGCCCACGTAGTAGCTTTTAGAGCCGTCCTTGAAGTCCAGGCGATGCACGGACTCCATGCCGTCCGAAGCCTTCAGAGCAGCGCGGGCCACACCATCTTGCTTCCAGCTGTTGGTGTATTCCAGGCGGCGCGCGTTGCGGCCCAGGCTGAATTCCTGGTCATCAGGCACGTCCAAGTAAGAGCTGGTGCCGGTCTTGATGTCACCACCGGTCAGGCCAAAGGCGGGAACATAAGGCAGGCGCTGCCATTCGTCAGCCACCAGCGGAATCAGCGCTACAGTGCCGCCAGGCGGGAATTTGGTGAGGTCGAGGGTATCGACGCCGTCCAGAGTCACGCTATCGGAGGTCACAGCTTTGGCCCTGGCTACACGCCCTTCCAGCTCAGGATAGTCTTCGCTGGTAATGACCACCACAGCGTTCACCGTCAAGGCGTTGGTCACCGTCACCACCGCGTGCGCGGCATTGGACATTTCACCGGCAGCCAAGGCCGTCAGCGCGGCGGTGTACAGATAGAGTTTTGCCCCATCGGGCAGAGGAACTTTGCGCATGGTTGTGCCCCTTTCAGGCAAAGAAAAACCCGCCAGGCTTCCCGTGGCGGGTGATGGCCCTTGCGGGCGAAAGAAAACCGCCCTAAGGCGGCCGAATATCTAAGCTCAGGGGTTCACGCCCCATTTTTCACGAAAGTCACGCTCCATCTTTTCACAAGCGCCAGCAATGAAACGCGCACTTCCGCTGGAATTCGACATTCGCGACTGCTCACTCCAGCACAAATCAATGGCTGCACGTTCATTGCTGCGCTCACGCCCGCCTGGAGTACTGCTAACGTAGAAACCAAAAGCCAAAAAAGCCAAGACGCCTGCAACCGGAACGCCAATGATCCATTTCCAAATGCTGCGCTTCTTCGGTGGCTGCGATGCAACAACACCACTGGACTGTGCTTGCCCGCCGGACCGACACGGCGCACCACAATGCGGGCAGCTAAACGCCTTGTCGCTTATTTCCTTGTTGCATTCTGAGCACGCTATTAATGCCATATTCCCTCCTGTATTTGAAGGGATGCTATCAAAGTTGCATCAATAGAAAATTAACAGATCCTGATCTGCTGAAAACAGCTCCATATCGTGATCGAAGTCATCGCGAAAGTTTCCGACCGGGCGAATGGTCAGATCGGGATGCCGTCGCAGCGCGCTCACCAGTTGCCGAATCAGCCGCTCCGGATCCCGAATGTTTGGACTGAAGACCCGGACCTGCACATCAGCGGTATCCACCTGAGAATCCTCGTTGTCCAGGTATTCGCTGGTATCGCCGCCGATTCGCTGCCAGATCACGTAAGGCGTAGGCGCATTGGCTGGGGCCACGGTTCTGTAGCAGCTCGGTATCACGGCCGCAATGGCTTCATGCAGAGCTTCGTCCATCACTTCACCTTTTCTAGCGCTTCCCAAAGCACATCAGCCGATGCAAGCACCGCAGCGCCAGCTGCGCGCTGAGCCCCTCGCATAAACGCCTTTCCAGGCACATAGATTGGCCCATCTGGACGCAGCACGTAATAAGCATCCTTCTCTGCCTGGCTGGCACGCCGACGCGGCTTGCGCTGCCCTTGCTTCTCGGGCCTCACTGCATTTCGCGGCCCCTTCTTCGTATTCACAACCACATATCGCTGCCAGTGGCCATATTCAACCAACCCACCATGTGGAGCCTTGGTGTGGTTCCAGCTGACGTGATAGGTTGCGTGGCCAATTCCGCTGTTGTCTTTCGAATAGACCTGATAGATGGCTTCAGCGAGCTTTCCAGATACCCGCTTGATGCGCGAGACATTGTCCTTTGCCGCGTCATAGAACACCTGTGCCGCCGCTTGCGCTGCAGGTCGTGCAGCTTCTTCCGCAGCATCCCCCAAATCATCAAACAAGGATTCCAGCCCCGAAAGATCAACGGGGGCGACTATCGAGTTCTCACCCCTGGCCATTGGTCACCTCGCAGACCAGATCCACATATTCGCGGTGCTGACGGTCAGGCAGCACGGCCTTGATGGCGTACTCCACCCCATCGCACACCGCCCGCATCTCTGCCGTGATTCCAGCGCGCTTGCGTATGCGGATGCTGGCCTGGGCCTTGCTGGCAATCTGCCCAGCCCGGATAGCCTCGCTTCCGGATCCAAAGCGGATGTTGGCCCAGATGGGTCCAGGCAGCGCATCCTCCCAGGTGTTGGATGGCTGACCATAACCCCCGTCGGGCAAACGGCGCTGGATGTGGATGCGGTCTCGCAAAGTGCCGGCGCGAAACGTGGTCATAGGCCTTGGACCTTTCGATGGGGCCGCAGCAAGTCGCGCGACCCATTGGGCATGGCAAAGGACTGCGCGCCGACCACCACATCCTCGCGGTTCGCGAACAGATGACCGCAGATCAGCAGCACCGCGGCCTTGACCGAGTTGGTTGCCACCATCGGCAACTCCCCGGCCGTGCCGGCCTCCACCGCAGCATCCATCTCGGCCTTGTCGGCGTACACCTTGCGGCCGAGATATTCCTGCGCCGCATCAATGGCAGCGCCCAGGTACAGCCCAACCATCGCAGTGTCTGCCGCGTCAGCCCGGCAATGCTCCAGGGCCTGCTCGGTGGTCAAGATGGGCATGATCAGGCCTTCTTGGCCGGCTCCTTCTTGGCATCAGCCGCACCCAGCTCGACAGCAGCAGCTTCCAGCTCGAGCGGGATTTCATCGCCGGCTTTGAACTCGGTGGGGTAAATGTCGCCGTCCTTGACGCCCTTGAATGGCTTGATTGCTTTCATCGTCTTCTCCTGAATGGAGAAGGGGCCGGAGCCCCTTCTTAGTTAAGCCGCCACCTTCAGAGCGCGCAGGCACTCGGGGTTCTGCACGCCGCCGCCAACGCGCTTGGTGGTGTAGAACAGCACATAGGGCTTCTTGGTAAAGGGGTCGCGCAGCACGCGCACGCCCATGCGGTCGATGATCAGGTAGCCACGCTTGAAGTCCCCGAACAGGATGGGCAGCGAGTTGGCGGCCACATCAGGCATGTTTTCATCTTCAGCCAGGCCATAGCCGTGGAAGGTGGCAGGCTGGCCAGCCTGGGCAGAGGGCTGCCACAAGTAGTTGCCCTGGCCGTCCTTGAGCTTGCGCAACTTGGCGATAGTCAGGTTATTGGTCAGGAAGCGCGCGTTCTGGCGGTACTTCTTGGGCAGGTCATAGATCAGATCCAGCACGGCATCGGAGCCAATGTCAGCAGCAGCACCACTGTTGGTCACAGCAATGGCGCCAAAGGGGTGCTTGTTTGCATTGGCGCCGCCGGCGACGTAGGTGAGGACGCCTGCAGGCTTCTTCACGCCATCGCCGCTGATGAAGGCAGGCCCCTCCTGCTCAGAGAACTCGCCATGCACTTCGCTGGCCAACCAGGCTTCGATATCGATTTCGCCATCGTCCAGCATTTGCTGGGTGGCGGCGGGATTGGCATAGATCTCGCCATGACCAAATCCCAAGGCCTTCAGCGTAGGGGTAGCCGTTTCGGGCCGCTGATCGGTTTCGCCCACCCAACCAGAGCCTGTTCCGCCCATGTTGAACAGCTTGGTCCAGCCCGCCTTGCTGGTAGGTTGCACCTGGGCCAGTTCGCGCATGGGAGATTCGTCGCGCAGCCGGTCGGTGATGGTGCGATCCCACTCCACCGGGGTGAGGAAGCCACCTTCTTCAGCCGTACCCTTGTTCAGGGCGGCCTGCACATCGCCCTTGCGCATGTGAGCGTTGAACGACTCGGTGTACTCCTTGTCGCGCAGAGCGGCGCCGGGGCCGCCCATCTGGCCAGCGGCGATCTTGGTGTGAGCGTCTTCGACTTCCTTCTGAAGGCTGTCCAGAGCGCCATTGATTTTCTGCAACTTGGCTTCTTGGTCTGCGCCGGATTGGCCTGCCTTGATTTCTTCGAGCTGCTTGGTGTGCTCGGCCTTGAACTGCGCAAAGGCGGACTGCAGACCTTCAACGAGTGCCTTGACCTCTGCGCCGCTTGGCGCTTCGGCGTACACGCCCATGATGCCGCGACGCACGGGATTTTGCTTTGCCATGATTTGGCCCTTTCAGAAACGAAAAAACCGCCTCTGGGGCGGTCTGTAGGTTGGGTGAGTTGCTGCTTACGCGCGGAGCGTGTTCAGGAGCGATTGCAGCGAGGCTGCGACTTCAGGGCCAGCGCTCGGCGTGGCATCTTCGGCAGCGCCCGGCGTGCCAGAAAACAGGGCTTTGAAGGTGTCCCGGCGTGAATTGCGGGAGAAACCCGCCTTTGCCATGGACGCTTCAATCAGCGCCAGCGGTTTGCTTTTCGTGCTGGCCTGGGTGGATTTGGTGATCTCGGACGATGGAAGCAAGCCGGTGGCAAAGCCATCATCAACCGCCTGCTGGGCGCCTATCCAGGTTTCCTTGTCCATCAAGGTGGCTGCCTCGGCGGCGCTCATGCCCGTCTGGTGCGCGTACAGCGCGGCCATGGCGGCATCGAAAGGCTCCAGCAGTTTGGCCGAGTCCAGCATGTCGTGACGGTTGCCGACGGCCACGGCCCAAGCGTTGTGGATCATGAAGAACGCACCGTCACCGATCAGGATCTCGTCGCCGGCCATGGCAATAACCGACGCCACGGAGGCAGCCACACCCAGGACCCGCACAGTGACCTTGCCCTGGTGCTCGCGCAGCAGGTTGTAGATGGCCATGCCCTCGAAGAAGTCGCCGCCTGGGCTATTGATGTTGACCACCACATCCTTGGCGCCGATGGAGCGAAGGGCCGCGCTGATGCGCTTGGAAGTGATGCCCGTGCCTTCCCAGTTCTCCCCGATGGAGTCATAGATAGAGATGCTGGCTTCGGCGTCGTCGCCGGCCTTCGCACACACGGCAGGTTCCCAGCGATCCACAGCATCAGGCCGCAGGTCAAAACCAGCCTTGGCCAGGCGGTGATCGGCCCGGATTTCAGGTAGCTTTTTGAGGCTCATTGCTTGCTTTCTTCCCCGAGGGATCGCCCAGGGTGTTGAACTTGGGGTCTGAATCTGCCGGATATTCGGCAAGATCGCGGATTTCATTGGCGGTGTGCCACGGCTGGTGTCCGCCGGAGCCAAGTGCTTTGGCGAAGTAGTCCGCCTGGTCCTTGAGCGTGCCGCGCAGCAGCGCGCGCTCGTTGGTCTTGAAATAGAGGCTTTCGCGCTCACGGTCAGTAAGCAGAGAGCGGGCTAGCGCCTGCTCCCAGCACACGAAACGCGGCGCCATGGTGAACTGCACAAAGAAGATGGCCAGCTGCTCGATGCCCGAGCCCCAGCTGGTGTCATCCATCATCAGCAGCGGCCGAGGCACGCCATACAGACGGGCGACCTCTTCAATCTGATGATTGCGGTTTTCGATCTGCTGGGCGTCCTTGGCATTCGAGCTGAAGCGATTGGCCTTGGCCCCTTCCTCAGCGATCATCCATTTGTTGACGTTCTCAGCGCCGCTGTATTCATCCGCCAGCGACTCCTTCATGCGCTTGTATGCCTGGTCAGAGAGTGCATTCGGCACCTCGATCGCGCCACCGGCCATGACGCCGGTCTTGAACACATTGCCAGCCGCTCGCTGGGCAGATGCTGCGAGATCGAAAACCTCTTCGGATAGTTGGCGCTTGGACAGACCCAGCACGCCATCGAATGAGATTTCGCGGATATGCAAGATCTCCTCTTGGTCCAGGGTCAGCTGGCCGCCGTTTTCCGTGGTGCAGGTGTACTGCATGCGGTAGTTGCTGCCCAGCTTGGCCTGCACGCGCCCTTTCTCGAAAGGGATCAGGTGAATAGGTCGAGTGCCTGACCGGATGATGCGAGCATAGGCGTTGCCCTCGGTCTCCAGCAGCAGCTGCATCTGGCTCTTGAACTCCATGGGTGTCTGCCAGGGGTTAGGCTTGACCCGGATCAGCTTGTGCGACTGGTGCTCTCGCATCACCTTCTTGTCCGACCCCGCCTCATAGAGACTGATGGGAAGCATGCCCAGACCGTTGCTGATGAGCGAAAGGCTGCGCAGCGCGGCCATGTTGCGCACCATCCGGTTTGCGGAGGTCGTCTGCCCATTGCGAATGAATTCCAGCAGCGCCGGATCATCCAGGCCCTGAAAGGTAATCCCCTCAGCACTGGCACGCGGGCGCGACTTGGCCTCGGGACTCCGCCCGAACAGCTTGTCGAATAATTTCATGTGTCGTGCCCTATAGGAAGCGCATGCCGCGCGTCTCGTAAACAGATGGACCCTTGGCTTCTGGATTCGTGGCCATCAAAGTGACCGCGTTCAGCGAGGCCATCAGCGGGTCAATCTTGGCCGTGCCGCTGGCCTGCTTGGTGATGAGGGAGGCATTGCCAGAAGGAACGACCTTGGCATTACCAACGCTCCAGGCCATGATCGGCTGCGCGGCATGCACTAGGCTGCCGTCCAGCAAACCGCGCTCAGCCACTGCCATCGCGCCGGTGAGCTTCCAGCCCTGCGAGATGCCAATGATCAGATCCTCGGGGATACCGGCATCAATCAATGCCTGGAAAACAACCTTGTGCGTGCGCTCGGGGTCCAGGCCGATCCTGGCCAGCAGGCCCCAGTCAAAGATCTGCTTGCACAGCGCGGCCAGCTCCTCCAAGTCCTGGCCCGGCCGCTCCACGACCACCAAGTCCCCATCTTTCGCAAAATCCCGGTATTTCGCCTCTTCGGACTTTCGCCGCTCAATCGCAATCGGATGGACCCATGCCTTGTTCCACAGGACGCAGTTCTGCGTGTCCCGTAAACGTCCATCGATGGCGAATCCCAGCAAGTCATCCAGCCCGCCGCCGTCAATGCCCACGGTCACCACCTCGCACTTGGCCCGGATGAAGTCCAGGTTGATGCGCGTGTCACCGCGCTTCTCCCAGAAGTCTGCGCCTGTCCAGCGGTTGGCCCGCAGGTTCAGACCGATCTGGATATTCAGGTGCTTGGCCAGGAAACGCTGGAAGCCACCGTCCTGCTCCGGAGAGCGCTTTTGCATCTCGTCAGTGAGCCATTCCTTGCTTACCGAGCGGCCCAGGTTCGGATTGGTGATGTAGAAGTTCTCCGGATCCAAGTAGGCCTTGGACTTGATCATTGCCTCCGGGAACTCGTACAGGATGCCCAGCGTCTTGAGGCTGACCACCTTGCCGTCGCGCACATCGCGCCAGTAATCCAGCTTGGCCTTGAACACGCCCTCGGGCGCTTCGTCCGACTGCGTGGTCAGGAAAATGACCCAGCCCTCTTCGCGCGACACCTGGCCGCCCAGCGCCTCCTGAAACATGGCGTCGGCGTTGGCGCGTTTGCCAAACAGCCAGAGCTCGTCTACCAAAATCTTGCCCGACTTCTTGCCCGAGACCGTGTCCGTGTCAGCGGCCACCACCTTCAGGCTGTTGCGGTTCACCCGATGGGTGATGGTCCGAATATGGTCCTGAATGTGGAACAGCGCAGACAGCTCCTCATCTGAACGCACCATGCTGGCCGCCGGCTTGAAGGAGTTATCAGCCACTTCCTTGGTCGGCGCCAGAATCAGGTGCTCCTCATCCTCGCGCCAGCACAGGATCAGCGCCGTAAGCATGATGCCCGCGGCGATGGTGGATTTCGTGTTCTTCTTGCTGATGAGCAGACCGTATTCACGGATCAGCTGTTTACCCGTTTCGGCGTCGTATGCGCCAAAGATGACGCGCACGAAATCGAACACCCACTCCTCGGAGCACTCCCCGAATGTCGGGGGACGGTACTCATCGAGCTCCACATCCCAGACCTTGGGCAGGTCAACGACCTTGAGTTCCTTGAAGATGGCCAGGGCCTGCTCGGCCTGGTCCTGGAAGATCGGCGGCGGAATGATGGACTTCCGCTGCACCAACCGTTTCTCCCAGTCGATGCAAGCGGTGCTCCATTCCATATCTATACCTTCTGTCCGTTAGCGGCCACCAATTTCGGAGGCGCGGCCGGCGCAAACCGGCTGGCGATCTTTTTCGCCGCAGCGTTCTTCTCTTCCTTTTTGCCCGCCTCGCCCTTTTTAGGGTGGCAGTAGGGTGCCGCCAACGTGGCAGCCTGCATCCGGCGACCGCGCTCCTCAGTGTGATCGCGCATCACCTCAAGCAGGTAATCCAGCGGCATGAGGTCGCTCAGGTCCGGTGGCGGCTCCGGCTCGGCAGGCGGCTGCTTGCCGAACGGCCACTTGGGATCGTCCTTGTAGCCATTGGCATCAACCTGGGGAGGCGCGGTTTTTGGCGCCGCCTTCTTGCTTGGCTTTACCTCTTCGGGCTGCTTTTTTGGGCGGCCAGCCCCGGGCCGCGCGCCACCTCTTGGCATAAGCGGCTCCTTTGAATTCTTTGATTTCTATGAATTCCACTCCCGGATTTATTCATACAGGGGGAAATTTTCTGCGCGTGCGGAACAGGGCGGTCTAGAGGCCGAGAGGCTCCAGACTTTGACCTACCCTCCCCCTTCTCGATACCATCAGCCCGCATCAATAGCGTTTTGCGGAACTTGGACGACCTTTGAACGGATAGTTCCGTCTTTCAATTTGGTTACCGCCTCCAACTCACTAGCTAGAGCGTTTGCCTGCTCGATCAAGTCCTCAGCATGCTGCGCCAATACAACGTTTAGCGGGTGATCGGGAGGGAATGCAGCTCGGCCATTGTTAGCTGAAGCAAGAGATAGTGAATTGACCAGCACTCTTACCATGCCGGTGAGACTCACGAATTTTGCAACTGCTACCCCTAAATCTTTTGGCAAATCTGCAGCAAGCTGCACCATGGCATTGGCAACCTCCGGATGCAATAGCGCCAGCACATGGGACTTAATCGGCTCTATCCCTTTCTCAGGATCAGGGTTCTTAGAGTGGCGCCAAACACCAACCGCAGCCGCACTTATGCGGCCAAGCTCTTCAACCATAAGATGCTGGTTAATGTGAATAAGCCGAGCCTTCCTCCTATTCGCAGAGCACAGAGAGTGAATCCATACAACGAGGGCAATCAGCGCAGCAACGGCTGTTGACACCGAACTGATCGCATTCCAATCGACTCTCCAGCAACTCATCTCCCCAATCATTGACTCCCCCATTTATAAAAGGAGCTTTTATAGCAAACGGAAGCACATTCCAGCAGGTGCTCCTATCTCGGCGCAGCTTCAATGAATGTTGTCAATTTTCATAAATCACAGCCTTTGCTCGGTGCGCTGCTTGTCACGGGAGTGGTGAGAGCCGCACAGCGGTTGCCAATTGCTTCGACGCCAGAACAGCGACTGATCACCGCGATGCGGGGTTATGTGGTCGACCACCGTCGCAGCCTCCACACGACCAGCCGCCTCGCACATCACGCAAAGTGGATGCTCCCGCAGGAACTGAGCCCGGGCCTGCTGCCACTTGTAGCCGTAGCCGCGCTGGGCAGCAGTCTGGTCACTGGTGCGCCAGCTCCCGGCCTGCATTGTGGGTACGCGTTCCGCGTCCAGCATCGGCACGTCACTCCTGAGTGTCTGCAGCTTGGCCATAAGCTCTCCAGAAAAAGAAAAGCCACCCCAGGGTGGCATTTAATTACGGCCAACGACTGTACTTAATCGTCACCGCTGTCCATTGCAGTGCCCACTAATGCTGCAGGTGGAAATATGCTGTTGATTGGTGACGCATCTATGTCCGGGAACCATGTGCAGCTGATATCGCCTCGTTGACCAATGTGTGTCACTGTCATTGCTGGGCCGCCACTCTTCAGGCGAACCACGTCGCCAATCGCAAAACCGCTCATAAAAATCCTCCCATAAGCCAACATCGGCTTCAGGGCATATCCGGGCGAACAAAGAAGTTACAACAAAGCGTTAACCCTAATAGGTGCTGCCACCGAGTGATTCACCCCTACTGCAATGTGCGTGATCGTCGGGCGTGCTCGGTGGCAGCGAACCGGGAATAAAAAAGCCGCCGAGGCGAACCAGGGCGGCGGATGCCGGCTTTCGGCCAGCAGGAGACAAAAGAAAACCGCCCACGGGCGGTTGTTAACTAAATTCGTTTGATGCCGAGCGTTGTCGGCTGGCTGCCTATCCGCTTCACTTCAAACCGTCCATGAGGCTCAGCCTCTGCAAGCAGGCGTTCAACCTCAGTAATGATCTCATTGCATACAGAGTGCGCGCCATGAGGCAGAGTAGCAATGACCGTATTTGTTGCACCCAGTCTGGGCAATGCGTCTTCTGCAACCTTAGCTGATTCAGCTTGAATATCCAGTCCCATAGTTCTCCCTTGAAAAATACAAAGGATAGTCGATGAGGCAAACGAAAAAGCCCCAGCGTCTAGGCTGAGGCTTTGGAAATTTTGGACGCGGTTATCCCGGTCCGCTCCGTATTCTGCCAAAAAATTGTGGGGCGTCAAGCATCAGAGCACGCCTTTTGCGATGAGGCCGCGCGTGAGCATATTGCGCGCTTCCAGCAGCAGCACCTTCAACTCATCACTCCGGGCGGGGAGACGCGGACTGCTCCAGACCTGGGCGCGGCAAGACAGGTTGCGAGCCATGAAAGAGATGGCTGTGCGATGGGGCTGCGGGATTGCATCGATCACAGCATCCACAGTCTCCAGGTCTGCGACCTCCCACACGCCACCGCCTCCCGGTCCGATGCTGCAGGATGCCGAGCGACTCCCATAGCCAGACCCCACGCGAGTGTTTGAGCACCACTGGTGCCACTCTTGCAGAATCTCATTCACCACGCCGCCGGCTTGATCGACGTCGATCTGCTGTGTTGCTGTGCTGCTCAATGCTCTCTCCTGATTGTTGTGATCGTCTGCCTGAGGTCGGGCCTCGACCCACCTCGGCAATGAGGCCGGCCACAGGCCAGCTTTCAGAACCTGCTCGCGCGTGAAGCGCCCAGCCTCCAGGCCGTACTCACGGTGGGCGTCGCGCCCGCCACTTTCCAGAAGGCGGTAGTTGTCATAGGCCACATGGCAGCCTTCAGTGCCAGGACGACTGCAGCAGAGCGGGAACCCCGTGCGGTCATCCGTCTTCAGTCCCAGGCCCTTGCCGTAATTGAGGTGCGCGTGCTGGCTGTACCCCTCAACGCCACACCACATGCATGGCAGCTGCGCGACCAAGCGGCGGTAGGACTCGCTCTCGATGGCCCTCTCCTTGCGCACTGCAATGCCTGTGGCGCCGGCGCCGGGGACCATCACCACATTGGCAGGCACCATCTCAGCCGTTGCTCGGGCGCTCTCCAGCTGGCGCTGGGCGCGATCCTGCAGCCGCTGCTCACGACTGCCGGCCTGGCCGGACTCGCAGTGGCGGCCTTCGTCCTGCTCATCGCGGAGCCCAGCGCCAGCCCATGAGCCCCGAGACCTGAAGCCCTTGCCGGGCTTGAGCGGGGTGCGGCGCATCAGCATGTGACCTCCTGGAAGTCCTGCACCTCCATGCCCAAATCGAGCGCCAGCCCATGCTCAATGCGGGCGCCACGAGAAGCGCGCCAGCCGGGAAGCATGTACAGGCAGTCACAGGCTGCGATCTGGCGGAGCGACATACGCATGTAACCCTGCCACGTACCGCAGGCGGGCTGGGGGTTCTCTGCAGGGTTTTCAACGTGGTGACCCTGGGCGCGCAGCACAGCGGCTGCAGCATGAAAGGCCGGGTAGTTGAACTCGGGCAGGCCGCTCATGGGGCCAGCCAGATAGATACGCTTCACCGCCATGAGGGCCCCCAGTCGTCGACCAGCACGGTATCGCCGTACTCGTCCATCACGTAGATCCTGCGGGAGCCCACCTCCATGGCGTTGCCGCAGCGGTTTTCCATGGTGACGCGGTGCATATACCGGCCATCAGTCATGCGGTCCAGGTGTGGCTGCAGCAGCCGGGTGATCGTGGATGTGCTGGGCGGCTTGCGCTGGCCAGCCAGGGGCACGACCTTGCCAAAGAATGCGGGGCTCAATGCCTGGGTCATTTTTTGACCACCTTCACTTCCAGACCCAGCAGAGCCTTCATCAGGTGACGCTTGAGCTTGAACTCGGGGGTCTCCACGCCCTTCACATCCTCGATCACTTCAATGCCCTTCTCCAGGTACACGAAGTCAGCGATGTAGCGAATGGCGGGGCGTGCGCGCGCAGCGCCAGCAAACTTGACCGATGGGACCATCTCGAACACCACCTGCCGGCGCAGATCGCTGATATGGCCGCCGCGCTGCAGCATCTGCAGGTGTGACCAGCGGTGGAGCTCGGCCAGGCTGTCGAACTTGCCGCCATCGCCCGCTGTGATCTTCCTGTTGCCATACTTGGAGCCTGGGGCCCTGGGAACCAGCTTCAGGGCGTGCCCTGTCAATTTCATGCCCTTGCTCATGCAGCCCCACCGTGTTGATAAGCCATCACGGCAGCGGCAGTCTTGCGCTTCTCCTGGTTCAAACGAATCCGGTCCGCCCGGGCCAGAACCTGCGCATGGGTGAAGCGGCCAGCCTTGCGGGCAAAGTGATCGCGCAGCTTGGCCAACTGCTGCAGAGCGGTGCGTTCTGCTCCTGATGGAGCAAACTCCGGTGCAGGCAGCGCCAGCGCAGCGCGTGGTGCAGGCAGCTGGAGCTGGTGGCGCACATCCTCGGTCAATGCCTCAAGCCCATCGGGCAAGCGCCCCGCAGCCACGGCCTCCTGCAAAGCACGGGTGCGCCCTTCTGGGTCATGGCCCAGGCTCACCTGCACGACAGGCTGCTGGCGCCGGGCGCGGGCCTCGCCAGTGATGCGACCATATGCCTCGACGAAAGCCTGGCGGGCGCCGAACTTATCCCCTGCGTTCAGCAGCGGCGCAGCCACAGTCCACGCATCGGCGATTTCGTTCGTCCACACGATGGTGGCCCTGTCATCAGAACTGGACAGCGCAAGCGCGTAAGCCTCGGCTGGCAACAGGCGGCCCATGGCATGGTCCACATACTGAAGAACCGTACCGGTCAGGATCGGGCCCTTGTGCTCGGCACGGATGCGAGCCAGCGCCATACGCAGCAGGGATTTTTCGATGTGAGACAGATCGGAGGCCAGCAGCGCCAGCGCCGCAGGACGGATCTGCTGCCCGGACAGCTCCATGGTCGCGCCCAGTTCTTCGAGCAGCCAATCGGTATCGACGTTGTGTGCATCAAGCATTGGTGGCCTCCTTGCGTTGATTCAGCATGCGTTTGGCTTCCTGGATCGCGTCGTAGTTCGCGCTGCTCTTGTCGGCGCTCTGGGCGCCTGTTGCGGTCATCGCCTGTCCGCGAGCCCACTGGGTGCGGTAGCTCTCAGCCTGGTTCACCAGCACCCCCATGCCGTGGGAGTTCTTCACGACGAATGCCTCGTTCACGTTCTCCACGTACCAGGCCGCCACCAACGGCGCCTCCTCGTGGCCCAGGCGCTTGACCAGCGCTTTGACGTTGGCATTCACCGGGGCATTGCGAACGGGCTTGACGCTGTAGCGCAGCTCGTAGGCAAGGCTGTAGGCCGACCATGTGGCTCTGCAAGCCTCCTGCAGCGCAGTTTCTGGGTCGTTCACCAGATCGCCATCACCTTCGCTGCCCGACGGCGAAGCAGGCGGGGATGGTTCATTGGCGGTTAAGTGACGGTTCCCCTTACGATTTGGGGGCGGCATTTGCCCCTCTAGACCTGCGGCATTTGCCGGGGCTGGGGCGGCATTTGCCGGGGGTACTGCGGCATTTGCCGGTGGGGCGGCATCTGCACCCGGGGCGGCAGCTGCAGGGGGGGCGGCATTTGCCGCCACATCGGTTTTTCGCTTGGTAGTGCGCTTGCTCTCTACTGGAGCTTTGGTCGGGTCAAAGCGCTTGGGGCAGACGGTGTAGCTGGTGCTGGTGTTGTGGCGGTACTCGCGGAACACAGCGCCAGCCGCTTGCAGCCAGGCCAGGGCATCGCGCACAGCGCGCTCTGACAAGCAGGTACGGGCAGCAATGGTCCCCACTGCAGGCCAGCACACGCCATCGTCGTTAGCTTGGTCGGCCAAAGAAATGAGGACTGCCTTCTGGCTCGGGCTCATACCCTGCAGAGGCCAGCAGGCTGCCATGATGATCGTGCTCATGCGGCACCGCCTTCCTGGGCCAGCCGCGCCTGGTGTGTGCCCCACAGCCCCGCCACCCACGCCACGCCCTTGGGGGTGAACAGGGTCGTGCTGAAGGCATGCTCGTTGAGCCGCGCAACACCGGCGCGCACCACAAAACGCCCGGCATCAATATGACTCTGGTAGGCCGTCCACCCGCTGTTGAGGCGATACATGATCCTGGCGTCCTGCAGCCAGGCGCGAAACTCATGCTCATTGGCCTGCAGCAGCTTGGCCACCTGCCGAAAGCCCAAGGAGCCATGGGCCGCCACATAGCGGTCCACATACTCCACCTTGAGCGCGGCCAGCGCCAGCTGCTCCTGCTGCGCTTCAATCTGCTCGGCCTGCTCTGCAGCAAGGCGCAGCGCCTGGGCCATGGTCTGGGGCAGCTTGGGGGCCTGCTTGGCCTCCAGCTCCTGCCAGCGCTTGACCACCTTCATGCGGGCCACTGGGTCATAGCCCAGCAGCAGGGTCAGGCTCGTGTCCTTGTCCAGCTCGTATTGGGGATAGCTCTGCTCGTTCTCGCCCACGTAAGTGCTTGAAAAACAAACAGAACGCAATTCTGCGTTTTGCTGCAGCGCGTCCATCATGCTGCGGATGTCGCGCATCACGTCAGCATGGCGCTTGCCCGTCAGCTCCGCAATATCGCGGCTGCTCATGGTCAGGGCCGCGGGGGTGGTGATGGCGTTCATCAAGAAGCCCTCCGCTCGCATGCTGGCTTGCCTGCCTCGTTCACAGCACGGGCGGCCTGGCGCAGCTTGCGCAGCACTTCCTCAGCCTCGGCAATCTCGCGTTCGATCTGCGCCAGCTCGTTGTCCGTGATCACGCCATCCTGCATGGCTTCAATCACGGCGCTGGTCACATGGGAAGTTTCCAGGACCAGCTTCGAGACCTTGGCAACGGGGCTGGCAACCTCGCCTGCAGGCTCCGTCACCAGCTCAAAGCGGCCGCCGCACTCCTGGGCCACCATCGCGGCATAGTCATAGCAGTGGGGGCGGCCTTCTTCGCAGGCAATGCGGGCAATGGTCAGGGCATCCACGGCGCCCAGCTTGTGAGAGGCAGCGCCAGACAGCTCTTTGCGCAGCACCTCGCCAGTCTTGCCAATACGAACGGCCACCACTTCGCGGCCGCCAGGATAGTTGTCTACGCCACGGCGCAGGGCATCAAGTGTGCTCATGTCCGGATCTCCAGAAAAAGGACGTTGCGGGCTGGGCCGCGGGGAAAGACACTGGCTGCATGGAAATAGATGCAAGCCAAGAATGGAAAGACCGCGCGGGGCATCAGCTCTTGAGGACAGTGGGTGACTGCGTCAAGGCTTGATCGGCTTGTGTCGCGAGCTCTGGCCATATCTGCGCCCAGTCGTTTGGCCGAAGATCGCGGCGAGTTACAGCGCCTGCGGTGCGACGCTCAATCTCAGGACAGTGTTCAATGGGGGTTCTGCGGCCATCCTGCTTCCATTGCCAAACGGCCGCTTTGGTCACGCCCAGCCAGTCAGCAAGTGCCTTTTCAGATCCGGCGATTTCGGCCGCTTTTTCAATGGGATGCTTCATTCCTCAAGACTAGCATTACTAGCCAATCAGGGCAAGCATTACTAGCCCACAAAGGCTAGAGAATCTTTACCATCGAACCATGGATATCAAAGACTGGATCAAGGCTGCAAGACAGCACGCAGGCTGGACCCAAGAGAAGCTTGGTGAGGCAGTGGGCCGCACTAAGGCCAACGTTGGTCACTGGGAAACCGGCAAGCACGAGCCCAAGCTAGAGCAAATTGAAGCGATTGCGAAAGCCACCGGATACGCGCCCCCTCTGTGGGGCGGGTTGGTGCAATCCAACGTTGAACCAGCACTAGAACTTAAGAAATCAAGAAGAGTGCCAATTACAGGAAGCGTGCGCGGCGGAGACGATGGCTATCTGGTTCAAGACACCACTCCCGATGGTTGGGTGGAATACTGGACAGGAGACCCCCAGGCCTATGCGCTGCGCATCAAAGGAGACTCCATGCACCCGCGCTACCGCGCCGGGGAATTTGTAGTCGTCACTCCCAGCATCGAAGCCCAGCCAGGCCGGGATGTCGTCGTCAAACTGCACAACGGCAAATGCCTCCTGAAGGAGCTCAACTGGGTTCGCGGCGACGAGATCCAGTTGCTGAGCATCAACAACGGCTATGCCCCCATGACCATCTCCAAGGAAGAGGTGGAATGTATCTGCCGTGTGGCAGGCTCTGTGGGACCAGATTCGATGGTGTTTTGAGGCGCTCAAGGCCTCATACGATCTCAGGAAGAAACCATGAGCACCGACTACGAAAACCTGCGTCAATTCGTTTTAGCAACGACGAAAGCGCAACTTGCCAGCAAGAAAGCCTTGGCTATATTGCGCATCCATATCGATACGCTTGAAGACAGACTTCAAGCAGTATCGCCTATCAAGGACGAAGATTCGAAACAAGTTTTAAGTCGGATACAGCGCCTAACCGACGAGTCCTTTAGTGAACTGGATGGGCGCATAGATGAGATGCTGTCCGTGCTTGAAAGTTATGCCAATGGCTGAGTTCGCTCACGACCTGGATGCCCAGCGCCGCATACGCGCTATCGAGGAAAGAATGGCGCATGGCGGTGGCCCACCCCATAATGACGAGATGGAAGCCCGCGTTAAAGCCCTTGAGGAAGCCGTCAAGAGTCTGCCGACCAAGACAGACTTCGCAGAACTGCGTGCCGATATTGCCAAAGGTCAGGCCGACATGCACAAAGCGATTGCCGACAACCATCGCTGGACTCACACCGCGCTGGTTAGCATGATCTCTGTGGCTGTAATAGGGATTCTTGGTCTGCTTGTCACAATCTGGAATGCAGGCAAACCTCATAACACACAACCTCAACCTCCTGCAGTACAGGCACCAGCTTCACAGCAGCCCATCATCATCAACGTCCCGGCTGCAAGCCCCGCAGCAGCGGCTGCATCAGAAAAGTAATACTCGCAAGAGTCCAGTCAAAGCCCGCGCCGAGCGGGCTTTTTCATGGCACCATCCCTGCATGACCGCTCCAGCTCCTCGCCTACAGTTCACAAGCATCCGCACTCGCGCTGAGGATGGGGAGCCACTGATCGGCCTGAAGCACACAGCCAAAACCTCATCCGGGCTGCCCGTTTCAACAGCCTGGATTGAAATGCCACCTGCTGATGTGGAGCGGCTCATCAAGTCGCTGCAAGAAGCTCTCGACGAGCTGGCCAAGAAGTAGCCCTATCGGTCTGTAACGCCTGCCCGCCATGCGCGGGCTTTTTTTCGCCATCGACATCTGAAGACTAGTAAAACTTTACTTTTTGACTAGTTTTGCTTGACTTTACTAGACTAGCATTTCTATACTTCATCCGTCGCAGCATAAAACGCAGCGCCGGGTGCCAAGCGATCGAGCCGCGTGCCACGGGTCATTAAAAAGCCAGAGACTCAATGCACGTCGCGAGACACGCTGCGCCCCGATGACTTTCCGGAACGCGCCGCGACTCTGCCGCCCCGAAGCGATGGATGGTGCACACACGGCTCAGATAGTGATCTGAACAAAGCGGCCAGCGCGAAGTTGGAGCCCGCCAATTCCGTCGAATTCGACAGAGTTGGAGAACGGGGAGATGCCAGCACGCCAACCCGGAGCGAATCCGGGCCCAAACCAGAGCGCCTTGAACCAGGGTGCTGCGGTTTGAACAGGAGATTGAGATGTGAGCTTTCAGCCAGCATGCGGCATGCATGTGCCTTCCCCCGCAGGGCTTTAGCGGGGCCATCATCTAGGCGGCTGCGCACTGACTGAACCAAAGCCCTCTACGGAAACGCAAGGCGGAAACGGCATGTGTGTCAGCCTCCTAGATGATGGTGCCGGGGGTCGGCTCCCCGGTTCTTACAAACCAGGCCTGCAAGGCCCGGCTGGAATACTGCAAGAGGGTAATTGCGCCGGTCTTAGGCGCCCATCATGAACACCCCGGGAAAGTAGCGGGGGCTATCTGGCGTGACTGCTCGAGCAGGTACGGCAGCTCAGGAATGGGCCTGGGCTGGCGTCGATCAGGAGCACGGCGCTTGCGTCGTGGCGACAGTGGTCACACCAGATGGCGTCGAGCTCGTTTGTGAACCCACGCAGATATTGATTCCGCGACCATCCTTGGGCAAAATTTACGTCACGAACCTGTTTTGCCGGGCCTGGGGGTCACAGACTCCTTTCACTTCCGCAACTTGCCCAGGCATGACCAAATAGGTCACCGGCTTTTTATTCGCGCCCGCAGCAACTGCTTGCGGGCTTTTTCTTTTGCCGTAAGCAGTTCAAGGTAGCTCATCGCACAAATCAAGTGCCTAAACAGCCTCATAAGCAAACAGGGAGCTACCCCGTTTCGTGTAAGACTAGCTCCTATTGATCGCCCGAAAAGCGTCATGCAGAATTCGACGCCATCTACCTGTTACGCCGGGCCTGGGATCCCTCCTCCCTCCCTTACTGACCTCTTACCCAGGCATGGCCCGAAAGGGTCACCGGCTCTTTATTCAAGCCCGCAGCAACCGCTCGCGGGCTTTTTCTTTGTCCTCAGGAGATTCCATGCATTCGACCCCAACCACCGCCCACACCACAAAGCTGCTGATCGTTGCGCAATGGGCACTTACTGGCTTCGGCCTCTTTTGCCTGGTCGGCGCGGCCGTGGTGATCACACTTACGCCCGAAGCATGGCCCCTCTGAGCAGCAAGCGCCTAATTGAACAGGAGATCCTCATGCTGAAGACGATTGTTGACTCGCTACTGGTCGTCGTTGGCGCCCTGCTTCTCGCAGCCTGGCTGTCTGCGCCTGATGCACAAGCCGATGAACCCCAAACCATCACCAAAAGCCTGCGCGACGAATTCGCGTGCCCGGGCATGCACGCCGAATGGCTGGACGAAAAGACTGTGCAGTGCCTGCACGAACGCCCCTAAATTGACGGTCACAAGACCATGCCAACAGTGGTTCTTTCTTCTACTTCCACCAAGAATATAGAGAATTAGCATTGAAGCACTCATCACAATAGCTTGACTCATAGCAAACATCTCAGGATGTTGCCGAGAACGCAGGCTGAGCGATCTACCTACTGGATGCTCCTAGAACCTAGATGAATGCAATTGAGTTCACGTGAATTACTTAGAGACATAGGCTTATGACCAAGCCACCAATCCAGCTTGAGCACTTACCGTCTAGGCGTAGCAGGAAGCGCAACTTCTCAATTGCCGCAGGCTTCATATTTGGTGTGCTAGTGCTCCTTACGATCTGCTTCGGCTTGGTGGGCTGCAAAGCCGAGTCGGAACCGTGGCTTGGCAAAGCCGCTACCACCTTCAAAAGGGCTGCTCTCAGTGCCTGGCAGTGCCCTGGAATGAAAGCTATTTGGGTCAGCGAAAATATTGTGAAGTGCGTCAGAGAGGAGCATTGAGCTCGAGAATTTGAAAATGCAAAAAGCCCACACCTTTACAGATGTGGGCTTTTTTACGCCAAGTAAGAA